AAACTTACGATGACCTATATGATCTATTCGATAAAGAACACGAACTTAAAATCGCAGACGCTGTACTCACAGTATTTAAAACTAGAAACGACTTAGAAATATTTAAAAAGAAAGCACTCTACATTTATATTAGAGAAATGACAGATTGTGAAACTCCAGCATTAACTAGAGTGATTAACATTCTTAAAGCTGATTGGTATGAAAAGTACCAAAACTATTACGATAGAGGTTTACTTTCTAATAATCCTTTGTAAGTCTATTTATAATAAAAAGACATGAGTTTAGATAAAGAAATATTTAAAGGAAAAACTCTATCTGACCTTTTTGGAGAAATATACGATAATTCTAAAGAAACAAAAGGACAGGTAAAATCTCTTATAAATGAACTAAAACCTCTTATTGAGAATATCGGTGACGCTACTCTTATAGTTCCTATGATAAAAGAGTATATGGAAATCGGAGTTAAAAACGATGATGCTCTAATTAAACTTGCTACAATCATACAGCGAATAGAAGCAGCAGCAGCGAAAGGAGAATCTAATGAGTTTGATTTCTCAGATCTGCAAGATCTTCTTGAAGAACAAGAGTTAGTTGAGCAAGAGTTAAAAGATACAGTAAAGACAGATTCAGAAGAAGATAATAAGTAGTATGTTCGGTACAAATTTTCATACAAAAGATACAAGCAACAGCCTTGGTTCATCAACCCCAGTAAGAGTTGTAGATGTAATTCTGTCTGAAGATCATCCTGAATATGATGTTTACGGACAAAGGAAATGTATAGGTGCTATAAAGTACGAAGAAGTAGATAGAGCATATGATCCAGATTTAGATCCTAAAGTCTTACCTATAGCATACCCTCTACATCCTAATTCAAAAACTATCCCTCTTAAGAACGAGGTAGTACTAATAGTAAACGGGCCTTCTGAAGAGTCCTCTCAAGAGAATGCTAGTAATGCTAAAGTATATTACAGTACTATTGTCAATGTTTGGAGAAATCCTAATTCTAACCCGGTATATAAAGTACAAGAAGAGAATACTAATCTAGGAGACTTTCCTGATGAAGGGTATAATGTTAATCCAATACACCCTTACCCGGGGGATACATTAATAGAAGGTAGATTTGGACAATCTATTAGAATGAGCGGTGCCGGACATTATAAGAATATATACTCAAATAGTTCTAACACCGGAAAACCATTTATGATTCTTAGGAACGGTCAAAAAGAGACTGATAATTCCTTAGACTTAATAGAAGAAGATATCAATAAAGATAAATCTTCTATGTATTTCATGTCTGACCATAGTGTACCCTTAGAAGAAGCTAGAACAAAAGCAGAAACATACCAAGTAGCGCCGGATCTAGCTAGTGCGTATAAAGGACCACAGGTAATACTTAACTCAGGTAGGTTATTTTTTAACGCTCAAGAAGAAGGTATTTATTTTTCTGCTAAAGATGAGTTTGGAATATCAGCAGAATCAGTACATATTGATGGAGTATCACAAATTACACTCGATGCTAAGAAGATTCATTTAGGAGTTAAAGCAATGGAACTGGAATTTGAACCTGTTATAAAAGGAGATCAATTAGAAATGCTATTATATTCACTCCTCAATGAATTAAAATCTGTAGGATCAGCAATGGCTAAAGCTAAGACTATTAAAGGTCATGCTATCCCCACACTTAATATGGAAGGAAGAGTATTAAAAAAGATAGCTAGACAATTAGGTAAATCTATTAACCCCGGAGGTAAATCAGACCTTAAGTCAACTAAAGTATATACAGAATAATGCCACACGGATTACTAAAAGACTTTAAAAGTTTCCTACCAGAAGTGGTAGCAATAGCAGTTGGAGAACTAAAAGCATTTGTTTTTGCATATGCTGATATGGAATTATACAAGATCATAACAAGATTAAAAGAAACTTGCCCACCTCCTAAGACTACAAAAGCGTTACTAGAGAAATTAGACGCTATCAACAACTTAATGAATAAGACTGATAAAAAGATTAAGTCTTTTAAGAAAATACCTAAAGTACTTATACCGGTAATGGTAGCAGGAAAAGTAGTAGTAGAGATTATATCACACTTGGCTTTACCTTCTTCTATCGGTACACCACCAGGTCCTCAAGGAGGTACCATAGTATCTGTCCCAGTAGGTAAAATTACCTCTGCATCTAACAAATTAGTATGGTGCAGAAAAATGGTAGAGACTATAGAAGATGATATTAAAGCTATCAATAATTTAATTGAACAGGCAGAAGGAATGTTTAACCCTATTAGGATGCAAGTAGATAGAGCGTATGCGCTACTAGAAAGATGCTTACAGAACCCAGATATGACAGTAGAAGAGAGAAAAGCTATCTTAGACGGTATACAGGGTATGAATACTTCTACCGGATTAAATTCGAATACAAGTAGAAAAGATTATAAAAAAGACGGAGGTATACCTTATACTTCTACAGCAGGTTACGTATATGATTTATCTGTTATAGGAGAAGTTAATCCAAAAGGAGTAATACCACGTAGACAAGCAATTGCAAAAGATTATAGAGGAATCATCGTTATGAAAGGACCTCTCTCATTCGCTAGTTCAGAGGAAGTATTACTAGACGAAATAAAATTTAGAATAGATAACCAACTTCCATAAACTAACTATTTATATATATGAAACTCGATCAACTAAGAAAAATTATACGAGAAGAAGTACGTTCTGCTATCAAAGAAGAGTTACAAGAAGTAATGAATGAAGCAGTAAAAGCAGCTAGTGCACCTGATAAATTACAACCAGCACCACAAGCAGGTACTACCACTTGGTCAGCTCCTAAAAAGAACCATAACTCTCTAGAAGAGATGTTACAAGATACTAGGAACAATATGACTAACGAAGAGTATAAAAATGTATTTACAGGTACTTCCGATATGGTTCAGAAACCTAATTTTGCTTCCTCTATGGCTAGTAAGATGGGAATGTCAGGACCTACAGTCGGTGTAGATATATCTAAATTAGATTTTGTATCAAAAGCTAAATCTATATTAGATGCATCAAAGGAAAAAGATAAACAAAGAAACTTATAAAAGATGGCATATACAGTAGAAAAAATAGATCCTCTAGATCTATCACCTGACATAGCAGTCGGTATTGATTTACCTTTTAGCGGTAGAGGAGTATTTAATTCTACGTACCTATCTAAAGACGCAATTAGAGCTAATATAATTAATTACTTCCTTACTAATAAAGGAGAAAGGTATATGAATCCTGATTTTGGTTCTGATATAAGAAGACTACTATTTGAAAATATAGATAATGATAATTTAGAAGTAGTACGAGAGGTTATAAAAAGAGATTTAAGTCTTTTCTTTCCTAGAGTAGACCCACAACTAATCCAAGTTACATCAGATCCAGATAACAACACAGTATCCACATTACTAAGGTATCAAATATTAGATACGAATATAGAAGATGAGGTACTTATTAATATAGAAATATAATGGCTGAAGATAGAAATTTAAAATACGTTAATAAATCTTTTACCGACTTTAAAGGTCAATTAGTAGAGTACGCTAAAAATTACTTTCCTGAAACATATAATGACTTTTCTCCTACCTCTCCCGGTATGATGTTTATTGAAATGGCATCTTACGTTGGAGACGTACTATCATTTTATCAAGATACACAACTACAGGAAACTTATTTAACATACGCTAAAGACCCTAAGAATTTATACTCCCTAGCATATATGATGGGATATAGACCAAAGACAACAGGTGTAGCAGAAGCAACAGTAGAAATCAGCCAGATAATAGATGCTGGATTTAACTTTCAGCCTAACTGGGATCAAGCAGCAATAATCCCTAATAATTCTCAATTTGAATCTAGTACTAATACTGCTATCACTTTTTCTGTCAAGAATAAAGTAGATATGTCTTTTTCTAGCTCTTATGATCCTACAGAAGTACTTGTATACGAACTAGCCGGTAATAACCCAAGTCAGTACCTTATTCGTAAAAATGTAGATGTAATATCCGCAGAAGTAAAAGAACAAGATTATTCTATAGGTTCATCAGAAAAATTTAAAACTCTGACAATTCAAGACTCTCAAATAATTGGGATAGAAAGTATAACTGATTTGTCAACAAATGAAACATGGAGTGAAGTACCATTTTTAGGTCAAGACACAATCTTTGTTGATGAGACTAATACAGGTACAGACGCAAATGATACACCGTATCTTTTAAAACTTAAAAAGGTACCTAGAAGATTTGTTACTAGGTTTTTATCTTCCGGATTCCTAGAAATCCAATTTGGAGCAGGAACCAACGATAGTGACGACTCACAGATATTACCAGACCCAACTAATGTAGGTCAAGGTACTAACGAAGGTATTAATAGGTTAGATTATGCTTATGATCCTTCCAATTTCTTATACTCTAAATCTTACGGTATTGCGCCAAGTAATACTACCTTAAGAGTCAAGTACCTAAAAGGAGGAGGAGTAGGTGCTAATGTAATAGCAAATAGTATAAATACTAAATCTGGAGGAGATACAATAACAGCTGTTGGAGGTGATACAAGCAAACTATCATCAGATTTCTTAACGTTTAATAACCCTAAACCAGCTGTCGGCGGTAGAGGAGCAGATACTGTAGAAATGTTAAGAGAAAACTCTCTAAGATCTTTTAGTGAACAGAATAGAACAGTAACATTACAGGATTATACTGTAAGAGCTTTATCTTTACCTTCTAAGTATGGAAGCATAGGGAAAGTATATGTAACCCAAGACGTTCTTACTAATTCAAATAGATCTGTAAATACTTTAACAGATAATAATCCTTTAGCGTTAGCAATGTACACATTAGCCTATAATGCAAAAGGACATTTAATAGCTAGTAATAAAGCAATAAAAGAAAATTTAAAAACTTACTTAAGTCAATATATGATCATAACAGATGCATTGAATATAAAAGATGCATTTGTAGTAAATATAGGAGTAAATTACGATGTAATTATTCGACCTGATTACTCCGGTAGAGATGTTATACTAAATTGTAATAAGAAACTTAAAGAACTATTCGATATAAAGAAATGGAGCATTAACCAGCCAATTAACTTATCATCTATAACATCTGAATTAGACAAAATTAAAGGTGTTGAATCA